TGAATAAGCACTATCACATCTAACAATAAACTGATTATTATTTAAATCAATACTATCAACATATAATATTTTTCCATGTTTATAGTTTGTGATTTGAACATTTAAATCATCATCATCATGTACTAAATCTTTTATATAATCTGGTAAACTCACAACGCAATATCCATCGCTAAGACTATCTCTTCCTGTTAATCTGACACCATGATATGGAGATTCTAAACTACCATAATTTAATGTCATTTCCGGCTTTGATGGATGATCTATACTGAAACTCTTTGTTGTGGCTGCAAAACTACCGCTAACTTGGAGTTTATAAGCTGGTGATGATGTTCCAATGCCAACATTACCACTAGTATTAATTCTAATTGCTTCAGTACCGCCATTATTACCAACAGCAAGACTAATATAATCATTAACACCAGAAGCAGTAGTAGATTTTAATACCAAATTATTTCCACTTGTACTACCACCAGCTACGATACCTGCTCTTAAAGTTGCCGTATAAGTTGTGCCAGCATTATTAAGTATATCTAATGAATTACCTCTAGCAGTAATATAGGTTCTATTACTATCAGCATCATCGGCTATTCTTGTATTAGTTCCAAATGTTCCAAATTGGACATATCTCTGATTTCCAGCAGTGCCAGCATCTAAGTGAATGTTTCCACTAGCAACATGTAATTTCCCACTCGGGGCAGATATGCCAATACCAACTCCACTGAGATTATCATATATAATACCGCTACTCAAGCCGCTAGGAGCGTTCCACCTTGCCACATATCCACTAACACCAACTCCACTAATTGATACTGATCCACCAGAAGCTGTAGAATTAATTGTATATATTCCACCACTAGAACTAACAGAAATATTAGTCCCGGCAAGTATATCTTTTACTGGAGATGCTCCACTAACAGCACTGTTAAAATCTGTAATATTTGCAGCCGTGTGAGTATGCCCGCTTAAACTTACATCTGTACTATTAACAGTTAATGATGTAAAATTACCACTAGTTGCAGACAACAACCCATTACTAATAGTTAGTCCATTTGTGAAAGTATGATTGGCCGAAATTGTTCTACTATTATTAATATGAACATATTGAGCATGATCATCATCGGCTAAACCGAAAAGATTTCCGTGATCATTTTGTGGCACACCATATGTTACGGTAAGATTAGTGCTTCTTAAATCTAATATGCTTTGTAAACTACTTTTTGGCGTGTTAGCATAAGTATCATTAGTGTTAAAGATTAGTCTATATAGTGGTCGGATTTCATTAGTTGGAATATTGGTTAAATCAATATCACTCCAATTATTATTGCTTTCGGAACTACCTAAACTACTATCTTCTCTTTGACCCATTATTGCTAAAATTGGATCATTAATATCGTTTGTGGCCACGAGCCACATAGCAAAATATCTATTATTGGTAACATTTTGTAAAGTCCAATTTCCAGTAGTATAAACATTATACAACGCTCTTGTTGCATTATATTTTACTGGATATGGAGTGCCAGAATCTCTAACCCATTGTCCAGTAATTCCACTATGATAATAAACTGGAAAATAACCAGTTGGAAAAAGCTGTTGGGTAAATTCAACCCCATTATCACCATCAGCGATACTAATAATAATATCTTCCTGATATAATGTTCCATCGCTTATAGCGATTTGGGCATGACTATTAGAACTGCCATCTCCAAGAAGAGTATAATTGCTAACACTTAATCCATTAATATACTGCATACCAAAAGTGTTGTGAATCCACCTATGGGTACTACTATCCATTTTTATGCCATGTCGTTCTTCTCCAAAGAATGTGCTTTGGCCAATATCTTTATTCCAGTGAATAAATGCTACTGGTATATCGGTACTAAAATCAAATTCTGAAATTTTAGTTTGTAGCTGCTGCGTCTCTATATCAAAATGAATATAATTTAGTGCTGTGCCAGTATCAATTACTACTGATTCAACACCAGTTTTAGTAACTTTTACTCCTTCAATATACATATCATAACTATAACCAGTAGGCTGAATAGTAAAAGTTCTAGTACTATCATTAAAGCTTAGTGAACTATCTAATCTATTCACAAACCCTTGTGGTTCTTTACTTAATACATTAACTTCAGAATGAAGATTATCTAGTCTAAGAGTATTTCCACTATCATTATATGTAATCTTTACTCCAGTTCCTTGTACAAGTAGACTATTAACTCTATCATCTACAGATTCATCAAAATCTGTTATTTGAGATGAAGTATGAGTATGTCCACTAACGCTAACATTAACGTCATTAACTTGTAAAGAAGAAAAATATCCACTATTGGCATAAAGATTATTAAATGCAAGACCGGATCTACCAATGCTATATTGATAGTTTTCTAGTGGTAATAAATTGCCATTATCATCAACTTTAATTCTGCCAGTTGCTGGTAAACTATCGCTAGCAGAAGTAGCAAAAATAATAGATGCCGGATTGGAGGAGGCACTAAATGCCCCCTCCCCTTGAGCATATACTTTAGCAACTACAAAATTGGCTGATCCACCATCAGACTCTGATGATGCCGCAAATTGTAATTGCCCTAATAATTCTCCAGAGCCAACTATTGAATCATTAGTTTGTAATGTTATGCTTTCCATTCCGGTTTACCTTTTTACTAGATTATATACCAATCTGCACCGTCACTAATAAATGTCATAGTTTCATACCTATGATATAATTGAACACTTGTGGCACCATCAATAGTATCAGCAGTTTGTCTAGAAATTGTAACTGTTGTTGCATTAGTATCAATTCTTTTAACAGTCATCATTCTACCAACGCCAATTGTGCCACCATTTTCTGGCAATGTTACGGTAACATTTCCTGTGGCATTTACTAGCGTAACATCCTTATCTGCTGTTTTACTTGATGTGATGGTTTCAACAGTTCTGGATATTTTCTCTTCTGATATTCCTTTATCTTTAATTCTTAAAATGTCAGAACTAATTTCGATACCACTATTATCAACATTAACATTAAGAACACCGGCCGAGTAACTTAAACCACTACCAGCAGTTGTTGATGCTAAAGAGATATTATCTGCACTTACTGTGATACCACTTACACCAACAACATGTAATGGAGTGCCAGCACCGCCAACAAGACCAGAACCAGCAACTGATGCCGCTAGATAAGTTTCTGTGACACTACTTGCAATTAAATCGGCTGTTACACTAGCACCGGCTGTAACTGTAAAGTCAATTCTACTACTATCAACAAAGTTTGCAGCAGTAAAAATTGCACCCTCAATAGTTGCGTCTGTTACTGAAAGTTTTCCATCAGCACCAGCTGTAACATTTGTTCCAGCAAGATAAGAACCTAATTGACTAACTGTTGATCTTTGATGAGTTGTGCCATCACTATCTAATGCTAAGAAACTGTCGCCGCTAGCCACAGCTACAGCACTAAGTTCAGAAAGTGCTAAATTAACTGTTAATGTGTCAGTAGCTGATCCAACTGTAGCAAGACCAGCACCGCCAGAAATAGCTAAAGTATTGCCGTCGCTAATGGTCTGATTAGCACCAGTATCTCCAGCAACAGTGAAAGAACTCATGGTGCCAAGGCCGGAAATAAAGTTTGATCTATTAACTTTTCTTAAACCGGTGCCGCTACTACTATAAATTAACAAGTAATCATTAGAACCGTCTACTGATGTAATTTCTGATTTACCAGTAATAGCTACATTTTGTAGTGTTGTACTAAGCACAACATTAGCAGTTCCATCAAAGCTTTGTGCAGCAGCAAGAGCGTCTCCAGTAACTGAAAAGTTTCTTGCTGTTTGTAAAGCTGTAGCAGTACCAGCATTACCGGTTACATTACCAGTAACATTTCCTTCAAGATTAGCAACAATTGTGCCGGAAGATCCAGAAACTACTTCGCTCGTAATTGTAGCATCTGGAATAAATGTAAATTTACCAGTACTATCATCATAACCAAAAAAGCCTGTTTTGGCTACTGATCCATTATGATAGTTAAATGCAACGCCACGATCTTTATTATCATCAGTTGATGGTGTTCCACTACCAAGAATAATAATAGGATCTTCAATACTAACAACTGTGGAATTTACAGTTGTTGTTGTGCCGTTGACCGTAAGATTACCAGCAATACTTACTCCCTGAGAAAAAGTTACCGCACCATTAGATGCGATAGCAATTGCGTCAGGGTCAGAAGCACTACCAATATTACCGCCATTACTAACAGTAATATTGGGAACATTTAATGTTGAGCCATTATATGTAAAATTTGAATTAGATTCGAATACCTGATCAGAGGCACTAGTGCCAAAAAATACAATGCCACTGGGGTTACGATCATATGGTTGATATGCCATTATTTATCTCCATTATGTTATAAACCAGTTTAAATTGTTTGAACTTAAAGTGAACGATTGATATAAATGGTGCATAGTTATTGTTGACAAACCATCTATACTTTCCGATCCAGAGGCATTAATAATCACTAAATTATTACCAGCTGCTCTTTTTATTTTAATTTCTTTTCCACCAATCCCACTAGCTATTGGCATATATAAATTAATTTGACCCGATGTTGAATCTACAAAAACAATATCTATCGAATTTGATAAAACAGTATCCGATGAGATGTTACTATATTGTTTAATAGACCCAGCAACAAATCCATTAAAATATAATGTGCCATTATTATTATAAAGTAAATTTGTTGTGTTGTTAGGAGTACCACTAATTAATTGTATGCCACTAGTAAATACTCCACTAATACCAGAAATCATTCCTTGAATTTGAATGTTTCCAGTGCCATTAATATTATTTGTGTTTAAATCTAAATTACCACCAAGCTGTGGAGAAGTATCTTCAATTATATTTGATATTCCACCATTGCCATTAACACCAGAACCATTAAAATATAATTTACCACTTACATTATAAAGAACATTAGATGTATTAGATGGCGTTCCAACATCTAAAATAATTCCAGAAGATCCAACAATAACTTGATTATTTTGATCTTTATAAACACTCTTTTCTGATGGATAAGCTATAAATACAGAGCTTGAACCACTAAGATTTATTTTATTATTAGAATTAGAACTTGATAATATTGTGCTTCTTGATAGAGTATTAGAAGCATATGTTCCTATACCAACTTCCCAATTTGGGGCATTAACAATGGTATAGAATGTTGTATCGCCACTAGATAATACAGCAGAAAATGCTTGATAACCAGCGTTGGCACCGCCAAGCGTGATAGTACCGCTACCAGATGTTGAAGTAGATTCTTTAACTCTATTCGCAAGTCTTAGCGGCATCGTCGGTCCTTAAATAGTAGTGGTCAGAATAAAAAAGGGGAGGGGGAGGATTATCTCCCCTCTCCCCCAATATTAACAAACGAAGAGAATATTCTTAGAAACTACCAAGAATTACTCTACGATTGTCCAACACACCAAACCCGACTTCTGCGAAGCCATAGAGTCCAGCACGTTGTTGACGATGGAGCGAGGGATCTTCGAATATAGTAACTTCTTGCTTTACGGGCATAACAAAACTGTCATTAGCAGCAAGATCAAGACCCACAACTAACTCCACATCACTACTTGGACCAAGAGTACCACTGAGATTACTTGTGTAGTAAGTCTGATACTCCTGACCTTCGCCAAGTTCATCGAGTGCGTGGATGTTAACGCCAAACACTCTGGATACTGAACCGGCACCATCATTAGCGACGTAGATTTCTCTACGGCTGGTTTCATCAAGCTGATCGATGCCCCAGTTTCTCATATCTTCAACACCTTCTGGTGAGAGATAGAGGTCTGTAAGCTGACCACGCTTTACTGAAGCACTATTGCCACCAGCATTACGACGCATAACAACCTTTAGGAGACTAACGAGACGCTTGGTGAATTGACCAGCGGCAGCATCAGCATCATAAACTAGGATGTTACGATCAACACCGGCAGCAAGGATTGTATGCCAAGCATCGTCATTCATCTTCTTGACGAAGCCAGCCTCAAGGACTTGTGTTGCACGAGCAACAACGTCCCAACGGGCTTCACGGGCATAACGAAGTAGCCAATCGATTGAATTGGCAACTGTGTAGGTTGGAACCATAACGTAGTCGCCTTCGACTGTTCTCTCTGGCACACGACCGTGGGCTGGAGCAACATAGGCAACGAAGTCTGATTCTTCACCTGGAGAGATTAGATCCAGTGGGAACTCTGTTGAGCTACCGGCTGGCATTGCAATTCTCTCATAGATGTTACTGGCAATGTCGCCAACCATGATACCTTCACGCAAAGGTAGTTCGATAGCCTTTGCGAGTTCAGCCATGGCAAGACCTGCCTCATTACGATCTTCACTAGCGGTACGCTGAAGTAACTGAATAAATTCAGCATCAGGTTTAGTTAAGAATGACATATTTTTATTCTCCTATTTCTTTATTTATAATTATGGAAGGTTAACAGAAACTTTAGCGTACCCATCAGCGTCCTTTGTTGAAAGGAAGCGACCAACGGCTGAAGCACCGGTAGCCTGGGTTGTAGAAATTAAACCACTATTAGCAAGGTAGGCTGTGCCACCAGCGGTTGGATTACCACTGATCTTATCTGTAACGATAAAGCCCTTGGTTAGAATGGTTACTTTACCACCCTTCTGTACCTCATCCTTGTGCCAGTTGAGATGCTGACGAGTCTGATCGATATCGACAACATCGTTTAGGAGAACACCGAGAGGAGCGGCACCAGATGCATTTGCCGCAACGGTAGCGAGAGCGGCCGAACTGTCCATAGCAGAGCCGGAACCCTGTGTGCTGACAGAAACAACTACGCCCTTGCTTGCAGTTTCATTCATGAAGTATGTAACTTCAGTATCTAATTCGTGACGATCACCTTTAAGAGCCATATTAATACTCCTATTTCTTAAGATTTTTGGTTGATTTTAAAACAGATTGACGCAACCAAGAAGCGGCAGAAGCAATTGCTAAGTTCTGGCTTTCTTGACTTGACTCAGGATTTGCTAAAGTTGCTTCAGCAATGCCTTCTACATTATCCAACTCAGAAGCATCAGCTTCTTCGTCATCATCGTTTTCTGCATCCTCTGATCCAAAATCAACAGGAGCAGGTTCTGGCTTTGATACCAGTTCCGATTTTACTTCCGATTTTGGTGTTTTGTCTGCTAAAAGAGCAACAACAGAAGCGAACATTTCATCTGAAGCATCAGAAAAATCTTCAACAATCTTATTGGCCTTTTCTTCATTAGCACCAGCCTCGATAAGAGATGCCATACGCTTCATGCCCTTCATGTCTTTCATCATGCCAGCGTACTTTTCTTTCATCCCTTTGAGTTCTTCTTCTTTTTTCATCATATCTTGCTTGAAAGCTTCACATTCTTTCATCATCTTCTCTTTATCCATATTCATACCGGCAACAGAATCTTCTAATTCTTTTACCTTGGCTTCAAGAGATGCTATTAGTTGGTCTTTTTCAGCAATAGCAGCTTCATTAGCAGAAACAACTTCCGCTAATTTGCTGGCATTTTCTGTTTCGATTGTAGATTTTTCAGCGTCAAAATTTGCCTTGGTAGACTCCAATTGAGCTTTTAAATCTTCAATCTGCATGGTAATATCACTCATATTATGATTCTCCATCGCAGTTAAAAAATTGTAAAAGGTTATATCAGCCTTACTATTAAAAGGATTGACTTCCTTGTTAAGAATTATACTTCTTGGATTAGCTGGCTTGGCGACTAAACCTTTTCCAGAGAAATAAAAACCTCTTAAAAGTCTTCCTATTTTGTAACCGTTGTATTCACCGGTTCCACCATAAGCTCTAAGATGTTTTGTTAGAAATGAAGACTCTTCGGTTCTAGACAAAACTCTTTGCTCATTGTCCGTGCCGACCACAGCATAATCAAAATTACTAAAGATACATTCCATTGAAACAGACCATTTACCTTCGTCTATTTCTTTGGTAAGTTCTTCAATTCTTTGTCTCATTTGTGCATCGGACCAAGTTTTGTAAATAACAGCACTTGTTATAATATCAATCTTCGATGGTAGTTTATTTTCATCTAAGATTTCTTCGATTTTATTACCATCATGATCTACAACCATAGAACCAGTTATATGTCCAATAATATCTGTATCATCATGCATGTAATTAAACTGTTTGTTTACTGGCGTATTGCGAGCGGCCCATAATTCGTTTACGCCAAATACATCATCATTTTTATTCCATCCGGCGGAAACTAAAATAGAATTTAGATAGTAAAGATCTTTTTGTTTTTCAGAATTTTCATATAGACAAGCAAACGATGGATGGATATTATCTTTGCTAATGTTAAGTATATTATCTCTATCTAAGATATCGCACTCAAAAGCAATAGAATTATTCTTTACTATTGAGTCTGCAATGCCGTCTAGAGTTTCATATCTATATGTTTTCATATTATGGCCTTTCTATTTCTAAATACGCCAAAAAATATAATTTAAGTTATTTTTCGTTTAAAAAATCAAGCGAATAAGCTATATTATAAATTTGACGTAACTCATCTATAGATGGCGAGCGTTCATGATTTTCAACAAATTCCGCTTTTAATTCTAATATTGTACTATTTTGACTATTACTAATTTGTGGATTTTGCTCTAGAATTAAAGCTATTTTATCCTCAGTTATAGCAGTATATGGCTCTAAATTACATAATACCTTAAATTTAATTTCTTCTAAATCTACTAATTCAGCTTTGGTTAATTCTCTTAAATTCTTTTTATCATAATGATTTAACATAGCTGGATTTAAAATATTAGATATTGTTTTTTGTGCTTCACTAGCCCACACCATAACTGATGCTACGGCTGGTTTACTTTTTGGTAATACTCTTTTCTGCTTTCTTGGTTGAGTATCTTTTTGGAATGGTGGTCTGCCATTTTGATTTGGTGCTGCTGGAGATTGTTTAGGTTGTGGCCCAGTGGGAACAGGAGGAGTTGTTACTTCTTTGGGTTTTAATGTTGTAACATCATCAATGCCAATTTCACCCTTTTGCAATGCAATTTTTCTATAATCAGAATCAACATTGCCATTATGAAATGGATCTGCTTTTGGCGGCATTTGTCTTCTATTTCTCTTTTTGCCTTCTGTCTTTATTCTAGCATCCTCAATATCATTAAGTTCACCAAATCTTTCTCTTAGAGTTTCTACTGAAATTATATCTCTATCTACTAATTGAATTAATAGATTTTTTTCAGCAGCCTCATCAGATAAAATCATATGCTCAAAATGCAATGTGGCCGGTGAACTAAATCCCATTGCCTTTTGAATATACTCTATTTCTTTTGTCCAGAATTGGTATAATAAATCTCTACCATATTCTAGTCTTTCTATTAAAGTCTTTAAAGAAATAAAATTATTTGTAAATCCTCCCGATTGACCAGCCAATCCAGTTAGGGTTGGTGGAATGCCAAGACCGGCATATATACTATTTAAAACAGGCTGATACTTTTCGGCACCAAGAAATTTATAAATCTGGGTATTACTTTCTTTGAAATCAATTTCTGGACCCCAAACAAGATCCATTGTTCCGCCGCCAACATTGCTGGCGAGAATATTTCTTAGCTTGTCAATAGCACCCTTGTTTGGTAAAATCTTATGTTCTAGATTACCCAAACGCCATAGTCTGATATTAGAA